ACAGGTATTTAAACTTGCTATTTGAAATAAAAAATGTTATACTATAATGACTAAAAGGAATTATTAAACTTATAAATACAGTTTATCACTGACATACTTTAAGTTGTATGTTTTTTTGTTATCTATTAAATTAGAAATTAAATCATAGGTTTTTTATTTCCTCTTGGTTTGTGATGTAGCTAAATTTTCGCATTTTTTAGCTTTCATCTATTTTTTACTTTTTCTATTAACTACAGCCTTCACCATGAAGGCCGTAGTGAAACCTTGCACTATTACATAAGTTCTCTTGATCAGTATTATAAAAAATAGCTTTATAGTTTTACAGTTTTATAACCTCTACTAAGCCTTTTTTTTGCTATTTGCTCAATAGTTTTATCAACCTCTTCTGCATTTTCGCAAGTGATGATTTTGTAGTTGCCAAGATTACCGCCAATTCGTCCCCAAATACATATAACGTCAATAGTATTAAACAAAGTTTTTTGTTCAAATAATTTGTAATATTTATGCTGATTAGTCCAATATAGAAACATAGTCAAATAAAAGTTAGGTTTCGGATTTGCAATGATTGTTGAGGTAATAGTATAAAGTTGAGCGTCCAATGCCATACTTTTTAGCTAAAGCCCCTTTATGTATTTTTTTAGTATCTGTTTCTTGTGTAAGGAGAGACTTAATTTCTTCCGCTTGTTCGTTTGTTAATTTACGCTTGCGTTCATAAACCCCACGTTCTTTAGCCTTGGCTATTCCTTCAAGTTGACGCTCTCTGATTAGCCCATGTTCAAATTCAGCAAACGCACCCATAAGAGAAAGCATAAGTTGTGACATGGGAGAGGAGCTACTAGTAAATTCTAAGCCTTCTTTTACAAAATTCACTTGAGCTTGTTTATCCGTAATAGTTTTAATAATTCGGCGTAAGTCATCTAGATTCCGTGCTAATCTATCCATACAATGTACATAAACAACATCACCATCACGAATATAATTTAACAACTCCGTAAGTTTAGGTCGTTTAGTATCTTTGCCTGACGCATGATCGGTAAAGATTAGATCAAGTTCCATGCCATCAAGTTGTCTTTCTGTGTTTTGTAATTTAGTGCTAACTCTTACGTAGCCTATTTTTTTACCGGTCATTGTTTTGTAAAGGTGTCTAAGGGGTACGAGCCTGTTGGTCCGTTTCTACTTTTATAAACATGCAAATATTTCTTATTTTTACATTCTAAAACATTTCGCATGTTTCCATTCATAATTTTTTCTTTTTTTTCTGTGTCGCAATAATTAAATCCTAAAAATATATGTATATTATTATCTAAAAACCAGTCACTAACTAAATTAAATCTTTTATGAATATCTATGCAATCACTAGTATAATCTGATTTAGAGGGAGTGAATATATCATCAATAAACACAGTAATTGATGCTTCTGCTTTACTGTGATCTATACAATTTTGTATAAGTTCACTTATTTTAGAAAAAGAATGAGGGTGATAATCATAAATTTGAACTTTATCTCGATCTAACAAATCGGCAACACTGAAATTTGTAAATTTGCACTCGCTAAATTCTGTATTATTTAATTTTTCGAACACATCTTCTGGTATTATATCTATTTGGTTTTTATCTTTATAATATAATGTTTTTAATAACATGTGATAAACATAAGCACGACTTTTTTCCCAAGTAAAAAAAAGAATTTTGTGATTAGGGTTATTTAATAAAATATTACTTAATAAGTTGATTCTAAAATACATATTATCGTCATTGATTAATGCTGTAGCTCCGCCAATACTAAAATCCACCCGCAAGAAATCATTCAGTTTTTTACCTATATTAATAGAACTTGGCGCATTAAGAATATCTTTCTTAAATTGTTCTAATGTGTAACACGTATTATTTTCTTTTTCGTAGTGTTCTGTCATAGTATTTATATTTTATGAATTAAAGAAAGTTAGTTTTACCAACATAAGGAACATTGCACCACCAATTCCCATTATCCATTTCATATGAATATCAATTTTACTTTCTAGCCTAGCTATATCACTTTTAGTTGCTACCTGCTGATCAATATTAGAAATAACCTCAGTTATTGCCTCAGCTTGTTTTTCTGGTATACCAGCAGTAGTAAATTGTTTTACTGCTTTGTGTGTATCAATTAATGCCATGTTTATATACTTATTTGCCCTAAATTTTTATAGTAAAACATTTTGAACCGTTTCCAAAATGGAAAGAGTTGTTTTACGATTAAGCGATGCAAGAAAATAATTCTTGCTAATATTGTTTAATTAGTATAAAACATATAGAGCAACTTGTCTAGTTAAAAAGAAAATAACTTTATTAGGCATAAGAAAGATATAAAATTATTTGTTGTTTAACTACTACACCCGTTAGACACATTAAATTAAAATTAAAATTAAAAAGAGGAGATATGAAAAACGAAAAAATGAATATATCAGAAGCATTTAAACATTTATTAGATGGAAAAAAATTAAAAAGAGGAGATATGAAAAACGAAAAAATGAATATATCAGAAGCATTTAAACATTTATTAGATGGAAAAAAAATAAAACATAAAGATATTGATAATCATATTTATTGTCTTTTAGGAGATAAAATTGCTATCTACTACAGAAATTCTCGAAACGATGACAAGAAAGATGTTTATTATTCATTCGCTACTACTGAACTTAGAATTGATCATAGTAAACTTGATAATTGGATGGTGGTTGACGAACCTTGTAATATTAGATTTGCAGAACATGCCGCAATAGAAGTCTCCCAATTGATAAAAAAAGGCTATACATTAAAAAGACTTAAAACCGGAAAGCGTTATAACAATACTGATAGTTTTACTATAGAGGATATGGAAGCCAGTGATTGGGTGATTGAAGACCTATAAATAGGTCATAATATATTTAAAAAAGAGTGGATTATGGAAACGTTTACAAACAATAGAGAAACAACAGTAAAATCAAAAGATGTTGACGGAATTTGTCAAGTATCAATAAAAGGTTGGACAGACGCTATAAAAGATTATTGAAATTTTAAACATGAAGAGTTTCTAATAAAAATACACACTTCATACGCCACCTTATTCCAGGTAACACTTTCAGGTCCAGATGCTCAAGCAATGTCTGCAACAGCAGCAATGGGTAGCCTAATGTACCTAAAATATTATCTTGAATATAGAGGTATAGATATTGAGTCAACAAACAATAACAAGCAAACACCTTTAATTTGTGCTTGTGACTGGGGCCATCCTGAAGCGGTAAAATTTTTAATTGAAAAAGGTGCAAATGTTAATGCACGAGATGCTAGAGGCCGTACAGCTTTAATGTATTTTGACTACGATAATCCTGAAATAACAAAACTACTAATAAATGCTAATGCAGATGTTAATGCTAAAGATCACGCTGGCTACACAGCTTTAATGCATGCATATATGCAAAATCATATCAAAATAATGAAGCTGTTAAAAAGCCACGGCGCATTTAAAATGTCACAAGACGCCAATTTTGACAAATGGCTTTTAGAAAATTCATCCTTGATAAAAGAAATCAAAGAGGAGCAAGATGAAAATAGATATGAGGAAAAGTAAATATAAAGAGGAAATATGAATAGTAAAATTACAGCGTTTATTGGTGATAAAAACACTTTTGAAATAGTAGATAATGAAAAACCAGGATATATTTATTATAATAAATATATTAATAAATTTAGAGGTTTTTTAAAGGATGAAGCAAACGGAGACGAAAAATTTTTGTGGCGTACTGTAGAAGTTATGGAAGATAATGCTTGTCAATTCACCAGAGATTGTTACTTCAAATATAGGTAAATGGCTTCAATGGTTTGGATTTACTAATATTCCTAGTTGGGTTCATAGTTTAGAATTTCAAGTTTTTTTATGGATAGTAAGTATAGCTTTACTGACAGTTCCTTTTTATGAACGATATTTTTCCAAAGATAAACATGTCCCAAATTTACCTGAATTATTTACCAATAGTAATAAAGCGGCCTCAATTGCAGAGATAGCACAAAGTATTAGCAAGTATTATAAAATAGAACCTTCTAGGATGCATTTTTTATTATTGCAAGGCTTTTGGAATGGTTATTTTAACAAAATTAAAATAGAGTGTTTATCTTTATTTCCTTTTCACTTAAAAAAAATGGACAATAGATTGTTTTTTTTAATTATACTGCATAACTTACTTACTAGAAAAGAATTTATTTGGCATTACTTAGATGAAGCACCGCCTGTGTACTCTTGGGAGTTAGAAGATGGTAGTACTGAATACGATATAAGACCTATCTTAATTGTGCCTTCTAAAAATACAAATATATGGACATTGCAAAATTGTAAAAAAGCTTTCTTGAAATTATCTGAACAACCAATTGAATATCACCCAGAAGATATATGGCCTCAATACGCCAAATCTCCACTAATACAAGCTGGATTTTATAAATTTAAAATATCAAAAAAAGAGTTAAATTATTTTTTGAGCAAAGAAAAAATAATTTTAGAAACTCGTTAATACGCTTTGTTTTAATATTGATGCTACAATAGAAAGTATCAACAATTAATTGATACTATTTGCTATGAGTAGAGCTAAAAAGAACTGGATTGAGTCCGCAGTAAAAAAGCCTGGGGCGTTGCGCCGTAGTTTAAAAATAAAAGCTGGCCATACAATACCAGAAAATAAACTAGATAAAGCCCTTAATTCTAAAAACAAATTGACTGCAAAACGAGCTAATTTAGCCAAAACTTTAAAAAGTTTTCATTAGGGTTTATGTCAGTTGATACAAATTTAAATCATGAGTTATGCAATAAAGACTTTGCGTCATATATAAAAAACATAGGCCTTAAATTTTATATTAAAGCCTCATTTCATGAATTCATCAAGCAAGCATGGCCTGCAATTGAAGGGGGTATTGCGTTTGTTGATAGCTGGCATATAAAAGCAATAGCCGAACATTTAGAGGCCTGTTATCGTAGAGATATCAAGAAACTTTTAATCAATATCCCTCCAAGAACCAGTAAAAGCACAATAGTATCTGTAATGTTTCCTGCTTGGGTATGGCTGCATAATCCAGAGGAGAAGTTTTTGTATTCCTCATATGCTGGATCACTCTCAATAGAACATTCCTTAAAATGCAGAAGACTTATTGAGAGCAACTGGTATCAGGAACGTTTTTGTAATTTGTATCAACTATCTAAAGACCAGAAAGCTAAAGGCTTCTTTGACAATAACAAGAAGGGTAGCCGCATAGCTACGTCTGTTGGCGCAAGTGCAACCGGTAAAGGTGGTAATTTCTTAATTGTTGATGATGGAAATAATGTCCAAGATGGAGAAAGCGAAGTAAAGCGCAATGCTGCTCTTGAGTGGCTAGATAGTGTGTGGTCAACTCGGCTTAACGATCCAAAAAATGATGTGCAAATTATTATCCAACAACGACTTCATGAAGAAGATATGACTGGTCATATTATTGATCATGATTATAACAATGAATGGGTAAAGCTTGTTTTGCCTATGGAGTATGAAGAATTAAGGAAGGCTAAAACTATTGTTCTACCATCTACCAACGGTAAAGTCTGGCAAGACCCAAGGGAAGAAGAAGGCGAATTATTATGTGAGCAAAGATTTTCTCTTGAAGAAATAAAGCAATATAAACACAGATTAGGTTCGTATGGTTATGCCGGTCAGTACCAACAAAGACCAGCACCAGAAGAGGGCGGAATAATCCAGAAATCATGGTTTAAATGGTGGAAAGAAGAAACTCCTCCTGAAATACAATTCATAGTTCAGTCATGGGATACTGCACTTACTGCCAATGAAATGTCCGCATATTCAGCCTGTACTACTTGGGGAGTATTCTTAGATCATAATTATATAGAGCATTTAATATTACTTGGCATGTGGCGTGGACGTGTTGAATATCCAGAACTTAGAGAAATGGCTAAGCGCTTATTTTTTGACTACCGAGATAATGGCAAAGAGCGCAATCCTAAGTTTAAAGGCAGGCAACCTGATTTATGTTTAGTTGAAGCCAAGGCCTCGGGTGACCCATTAATACAAGATTTAGCTGCTGGTGGTATTAAAGCTACTCCGTTTGTTCCTAATAAATATGGCGATAAAATACAGAGAGTTAGATTGATTACACCTGTCATTGAAGGTGGTAGGGTATGGCTTAGAGCAAGGCCTCCTAAATATGATAAATTAATACCAGACGCAGAGGATTTTTTGGAAGAGGTTGCCACGTTTCCCAATAGTTCTTCAAGGGATTTGGTGGACACTATGACGCAAACTTTACTTAAGCTTAAAGAAGGCAAGTTTATATTGAATCCTAGAGATGAGCGACCAAAACCTGCTGAATATAAAGAAGTAAAAAGAGTTTATTAATTGTTTATGAATATATTAATCCTGATGTCCCAAACACCCCAATTCTTCACACTGGTCCTTTAACCGTAAACCTCAATAT